AATAAGAATAGTAGTTTTGAGCACTATAAATGTCCTGACTTGCACCAGAAGCATTAAGCACCTGAGCCTTAATTGTTTTTCCGCTTTCTATTAAATAATCCGTACTACAGGTAAATAAAATAAATTTATTTGAAGCATAGTCTACGTTCGTATGGTTAACAGCTTGCTCAAATACTGAACCATCAGTACTGTTAGATATTCTCAAATCCATTCTTTCCCCTGCATCTATCTCATCACTATCATCGTCATCGTATAAAACTTTTAATTCAAAGTGGTAAATCCCTTTTAACGGTGTGACAAACACATTACTAGCAAAGTTATTGTCATTGTCATACAGCTCTCCACTAAACGTTAAGTCTGTAAAATTACTTGAATGGCTAGCTATTGTTTGACCGTTGGTAATGGTCGCTCTGAATGCAGGCCAATTATGACCCTGAACTTTATATAGGTGAGGATTAACTGCTCTACCTACATTTATATCTCGATCTACAATTTGATTTCCGTCGTTACTTAAATAAACTTTGCTTAAACGACCTTTGTCTTTTTTAAACAAAGCTAAGGGTTTATTAGCACTGCGAACAAACACCTGCTCTCCCTCTTTCATAGACTGTGCTGATGGGGGGTGACTAATTACAGACTTTGTGTCTCCAGAAGATAAAGAGCTTTCTTTGCTGTTCTGAAGTTTTCTCGCTACTCTGTCATAAGACATTAGCTAACCTTCTTTGATGGCAAGACTCTATACTCTATGCTAATATCATTTACTGTGAACTGACCAGAGTCAGGAGGGTTAAATTTAAACTGAATACTTTGACAGGAAACCGGAGAAGAGGGTGTGAATGTAGCCACATCATAAGTTGTAACTGCATCTAAATCCCCATCATCGTCTCCAGCAGGAGAGACTCCAGCAGAGCCAGTAGCAAAATCACTCCAAGTATTTTTACCATCTACAGAGTGTTCTAAGGGGGTTAATTGGTCTACGGTAGATATGTATGTAACGTAAACCTTGTATATTTTCTTTATTAATCCCGGCTGACCAAAATCTATATCTTTTGTAGTAATGTTAATATTGCTTTGATTTGCAGGCTCATTACTCCAATATCTCATCTCTACAGAAGCACTGTCTTCGTAACCAAAAAATAAATTTCCCTGATAGTCTGTAATAAAATTAGTGTATTTTTTTTGATCAGTAAAGGCATTGTCTGCAAAAGTCCAAGCACCAGATTTAAAGTCATAGATATAAGCATCGCCACTACTGACAGAGCCATTTGCAGAAACACCACCGTAATTATTTGTTGTTGAATTATCTCCGTTACAGTTCTTCATTACAATTAATTGTTTTTTTCTTTTTTCATAGCCCACTATGCTATACCCTATAGTTCCAGATGCAAACATAAAGTCGTTCCAAGCTGGAGGAAAAAGCCCATTGGCACTGCTCGTTTCTATTATCTTACCATCTATAAGGTTTGATATTCTTCTTCCATCATAAATATAGCAACCATTTTCATTAACCCAACAAACGCCATAGTCAGTCCTTACAACAGCCGAAGGATGCTGTACTCCATTATGCTTTATATTGTCTTCTAAAAACCAGTTTGTATCTGATGGTGAAGATATATTTACAATCTGTGTTGAATTGTGCTTAAAGGCTATAATTCTGTCTGCGTACTCTTCTAGTTTTACATAACTATCTGCATCTCCCTTAACAACATCAATAAAGTTAAAAGAAGGAAAGGTGTCAAACTTATTAGGCATAGAATACATTATCCTATCCCCGTACAGCCTTGGCTTTCCTGTTTCAGGGTTATTAAGTCTTACATTCGCAATAAAAGTTCTTCGGTTTGTTACTAAAGCTGTCTTCCAACACTCATTAATTCCACCTATAGAAATAGAGTCTGTAGACGAAGGAAACCCATTAATACTTTCGTAAGTATCTAAGTTGGGAGTAAAAGAAAATGCGGCTTCACTATATATCTCTGTTTCGTTAGCACCAGCAGAATCGCTCAAGGGGTTCCAACCTGTTAACCCACTTACATCACTTTCTGTTCTTTGTACATAATCAGCGTTTAAAGAAGTCCTAATGCCTTTCCTTAAACTTATATCTACTAAAAGAACCCAAGGCTCATCATTTTCTCCACTTGGTTTGAAGTAAACCCTGCCTCCACTAATTCTTTCACTATAAGGACTTTCACAGCGAACTCTTATTTTTTGTTTGTATCCAGCAGTAACAGCAAAGGTATTATTCGATGTCGGAACATACAATAAAGATTCTTGAATCTCATCATAAATAAAACTTATTGCAATCTGATAAGTGTCAGCACCCCAAGTTGCAGAATCGTCAGCAGACTCTGTTATAGACAGATTAAATCCAGCCCCAGCAGTACCTAGGTAATCAGAACCATCTGCATTTCCTGCTCCATCTGTTGTGTCTATCTTAGACTCTGTGGGTGCAGATAAAGTATTTAGATTGCTATAAAAACCATGATAAACATCAGATATTAAAGCATTGTTTGAAGTAGTGTTTTCAAAATGTGTTCTTTCTACATACCCATAATGCCTAATAACTGAACTATTATCAAATTCAGTATCACAAGCCCTAATCGCATTATCTATAAAGTAATAAAGAATTTTAGAAGTTGTGGATGCCGTTAAAGTAGACGTTCCATCGCTCCTAAGATTTATAGGGGGATTAGTAACCCAGCCAGTAGCCCCTAAAGTTCTTTGCCAAATATCAACAGTGCCTGTTGCCGCATCTGCTAAAGCAATTAAATGCTCGCCAATTAAATGCCTCTTGATAACAGCAGATGTATCTGCTTCTGATACTGGTGATGGGTTAATTTTTATGTCTTGCCCTGAAGCGGAAAACACTCTAAAAAACCCATTGTTTAACGCAGTTCCTGTTATTGATATAATACTGCCAACTGGGAATTTAGTATTTATATTATCAACCTGAGTA